CTGTAAGAGCAAATAATACTAGTTTAATATGTTTAATTGATGAATATACAAGTAAAGTAACTGCAGGTACTATGCTTGAAATAAAAGGTCAAATGTATGAGGTTATTAAAACTCAAAACTCTAATTTATTAGATAGTTATTATGAAATATCTATAGAAAAGGTAGTTAAAAATGAGTTTTAAATTTGATCCTAGTAATATGTTAAATGGATTATCTGAGGCTGGACTTAAAACTAAAGCCGCTGTAGGTTTATATGCAGATACATCTTCCAAGAAAATGGAAAACTATGCAAAGACTAATTACAAATGGAATGATCAAACTTTTAAAGCTTCACGAACTTTATATGGTAAATGGTATTGGAATGGCGATAAGGCAAGAATTGAAATAGGTCATGGAGTAGATTATGGTATTTACTTAGAGTTTTGTCACGAACGTAGGTATGCAATTATAAAGCCTACACTAGATAAAATGAGTCCTCAAATAATAAAAGGACTTGGAAATATATTAAAGTAAGGTGAACTTATGTTTACACAAATATATAAGCACTTAAAAGAAAATGGATTTGATGTATATTCCATTGGTCAACACAAAGGAATATGCAAAAGTCCTTATTTAGTTATTAAAGAAAATGGTACAAGTGAAATTGTAGGTACTTCTTTAAACAATGATTTAGTTGAAATAATGGTTTATTATCCTGTAGGAGCTTATTCAAAGTTAGAAGAATATAAACAGTCGATATTGTATTCTATGAAGCTTTTAAAAGGGCTAAGAAGGATAATTGAATCATCTCCAACTGTAATTGATGATGATAAAAAAGCATATACAACTTCATTTTACTATAGAAAAATAAAAAGAAAGTAGGTGTGTGAAATGGCAGATATATTTTTATGTGATGTAGCACTTGCGGAAATAAAAGTAAGAGACGGTGCAACTCATTTATTTGCTACTGCTGATGAAGTAAGTGGAGAACCTGTCATAGAAGAAGGAGAAAATAAACCTTTAAAAATAAAGGGGCAATTATTAGCTAATAAAACAACTCCAGATATGATATTAGGTCATGATTTTACTATAAAAGATAATAGATTTAGTGCAGAATTATTAGCTGACTTACAAGGTGGTACTGCATCTGAGGGAAGTTATACTGCTCCTGCTATAGGTGCTGTAAAAAACAATAAAGTATTTGATTTCTCAGCTTATATAGAAGTTGTAGGAGACGAAGGTCCAACAGGAGAGTATTTAAAATATACATATCCTAACTGTACTGGTGGTTTCATATCTCCTAACTTTAAAGATGGAGAATACTTCGCCGCAGAATATACAATAAAATCAAGACCAGCTATAGGATCAGCAGCTTATACTGTTGAATTAGTAAATGAATTACCAGAAGGTGCTAACTTACTTATGCATCCAGCAGTAAGACAATTACAAGAAGAAATATAATTTATTTAGGCTAGGGTAATAACTCTAGCCTTTTTTATTTATCAATTTTTAGGAGGAATTTATGCAAATAACAAGTTTAGAACAATTACAAGCAATAAAACAAACGGAAATAATAGAATTACCAGCATTTGAGGATGGCACTCCATTAAATGTAGAAGTTAAAAAACCTAATATGATGCAACTTATATCATCAGGAAAAATACCTAATACATTACTTTCAAGTGCTATGGATATGTTTAACGGTAGGACTGGAGAAAAGATGCAAAAGGCATCTGACAATATAGGAGATTTAAAAGAATTAGTAGGCATGATGAATGTTATAGCTGAAGCTTCTTTAGTTAGACCTAGTTATAAAGAAATAAAATCTTTAGGTATAGACTTAACAGATAATCAATTAATGGGACTTTTAATGTATTCTCAAGGTGGTATAAAAGCTCTAGAAAACTTTCGTAACCAGCAAGCAGGTATTGAGGGTAATTAATCAAGCTAACAGATTTCATAAATTACCTTCTGAAATTGCAAGAATACACAATGAATATGAGGCATTTTGCTTTGATGAGGCTTGTGAGTATATCATAAGACAACTAGAAGATAAGAAAAATCCTAGGTGGAGAGAAGAAAAACAAAGTAAAAATGATGTAAGAAATAAAAACCTTCAATTAGCTAATAAGTTAAGAAAAGAAAGGAGGTAATACTATGGCAATGTCTGTTGGTACGGCCATTGGATACTTAGATCTTGATACAAGTAAATTTCAAAGTGCTTTGAAAACTGCATCAAGTCAATTAAAAGGATTTACAGATAGCTCTAAAAGTACAGGGGATAGGATAACATCTTTAGGTAGCGGACTTAAAACAATGGGACAAAACATGACCAAGTATGTCACTACTCCTTTAACTGGTTTAGGAACTGCATCTGTTATGACTGCTGCTACTTTTGAAAAAAGTATGTCAAACGTTCAAGCATTATCAGGTGCAACAGGTAAAGATTTAGAAGACTTAACTAATATAGCAAAAGAAATGGGTGCTAAAACTCAATTTAGTGCTAGTGAAGCTGCTGATGCACTTGGGTATATGGCCTTAAATTAAAGCTAGGGCGGCTATAGAGAAATCTATAGTATAAAATAGAACGTGAAAACGGTGAAAGCTAAATTTATATAAAAATAGTCTTTGCAGGGTGGGATAATAACCTTGATTTTGTATATAATAATATTGAGGTGGTAATATGGATAAAAAATGCTGCACCTGTAAAGAAATAAAAGATATATCAATGTTTTCTAAAAATAAAAATTCTAAAGATGGATATAAAAACTATTGTAAAAAATGTGCAAGTGAACAAGGTAAGAGATATAGAGAAAATCATAAAGAACAAATTTTGAAATCTAAGAAAGAATGGTATGAAAAAAGTAAATTATTAAAAGAAGAAAGAACATTAAAAGAGTTGAGTCAAAAAAATAAAACATGCAATTGCTGTAAAAAAGAAAAATCTATAGAAGAATTTTATAAAAGAGGTAATGGAGGTTTTTATAGTGAATGTAAAGTTTGTTCTTTAGAAAAACAAAATAAATACCATTATTTAAATAGAGAAAAAATCCTTATAAAAAAGAGAGATTACAATAAGAGAAACAAAGAAAAAATAGATAAATATAATAAGATATATTATTTAAAAAATAGTGAAAATATTAAAGATAGGGTAAAAATATGGAAAGAAGAAAATCCATCTAAAGCCAAAGATTTGAACAGAAGAAGTGTTCAGATTAGAAATGCTAGAAAAAATAATGTAATATCTGATTTTTCAAAAAAAGATTGGGAATACTGTAAAAATTTTTTTAGAAATCATAATAATGAATTAGAATGTGCTTATTGTGGGAAAGTTTTAAAAAGAGCAACTCAAGAACATTTTATTCCTTTATCAAAAGGTGGTAATTATACAAAAGATAATATTATTCCTATTTGTGGAAGTTGTAACTCTAGTAAATGTAATAAGGATTTTGAAGAATGGTACAAAACAAAAGATTTTTATTCAGAGTTTAGAAAACAAAAGATATATGAATATTTATATAAACAAGCCAATACCGTGCCAAGCCTATAAGGAAACTTTAGGAAGGTGTAGAGACTAGATAAATTAAACTAAGTAAGCACTCTTTTCATAGGGTGTTTTTATATGTTGAAATATCCACGAGTGCGTTCCACCCTAACGTAAAAGTCGAGGGTGAAGAGATAGTCCGATACTCTTAGGAAACTAGGAGAGTTAAGGATAAAGAGCCTTAACATAACAATTGTAGCTGGATGGGACAGTAAACAAAGTATGAGTGCTTTACCTGGAGTATTAGACTTGGCTGCTGCATCTGGCATGGGACTTGCAGATGCTTCTGATATGGTAACTGATTATTTAAGTGCATTTGGAGAAGAAGCTGATCAAGCGGGAAGAATGTCAGATGTATTAGCATATGCTCAAGCTAATTCTAATACAACTACTCAAGCACTAGGAGAAGCTTTTAAAAACTGTGCGGTTAATGCTAATTCTTTTGGGTTAGATATAGAACAAACTACTGCGTTACTTGGTAAACTTGGAGACCAGGGACTTAAAGGTAGTGAAGCGGGTACTGCATTAAATGCTGTATTTAGAGATATGTCTAGCAAAATGAAAGATGGAGCTATTGCTATAGGTGATACTAATGTAAAAATTACTGACGCAAATGGTAATTTTAAAAGTATGGCTGAAATAGTAGCAGGGGTACAAAAGGCTACTGATGGACTTAGTGAATCTGAAAAAATGGTAGCACTTCAAAGTACTTTTACTTCGGATAGTATAAAAGCTATGGGTATTCTTATGAATACAGGATCAGATAGTATCCAAAATTTTACTAATGAATTATATAACTCAAATGGTGCTGCATCTGAAATGGCGGCAACTATGAATGATAACTTAAGCGGACAAATAACCACTTTAAAAAGTGCCTTAGAAGGAGCAGCTATTAGTATTGGTGAAGCTTTATTACCTATGGTCAAGGATTTAGTAACTTGGATAAATAATTTAGTTACTTGGTTTAATAGTTTAAGTCCTTCTATGCAAACATCAATAGTAATGGCCGCTGGATTAGCTGCTGCTATTGGGCCTGTATTAATAATAATAGGTCAAATGTCTACAGGCATAGGCGTTTTAGTAAATGCTTTTGGTCTTTTATCTATAGCAAAATTAAAAGATAAAGCAGAAACTATTGCCCTACATTTACTTTATGCAAAAGATGCAGTATTAAAGGCAGCTTCTACTGCTGCTACATATGCCCAAATAGCTGCAACTACTGCATGGAATGTTGTTTGTGGTGTTGCTACTGCGGTTACTACTGCGTTAGGTGCTGCAATAGCATTTTTAACAAGTCCTATCGGTTTGGTTATACTTGCAATAACAGCATTAATAGCAATAGGAGTTTTGCTTTATAAAAATTGGGATACTATAAAAGCTAAATGTAGTGAGATATGGGAAAATACTATAAAACCAATGATAGAAAAGGTAACTAATGCTATTAAAAATGTTATAACTACGGTATGGAATGGAATTACTAGTTTCTTAACTACAATATGGAATGGTATTAAGTCTGTAGCAACTGCTGTATGGGAAGGAATAAAAACTCTTATTGAATTAAGAATAAATGCAACTAAGGCTGTAATAACGACAGTATGGAATGCTATAAAGACTGTTACTAGTTCAGTATGGAACGGTATAAAAACTTTAATAAGTACAGTATGGAATGCTATTAAATCTGTAGTCACTACTGCTGTAAATGGTGTTAAATCTGTAATAACTTCTGTATTTAATGCTATAAAAGGTGTTATTAGCTCTACGTCTAATGGTTGGAAAGCTACACTTCAAGCGGTATGGACTGGAATAAAATCTGTTGTATCTACTGGAGTTAATGCAGTTAAGAGCACTATAAGTTCTGTATTTAACGGTATACAAAGTATTTTAACAGCTCCATTTAAAGCTGCTCAAAGTGTTATATCAGGCATATTAGGTGGAATTAGTAGTGCTATTAGTAAAGTTACGAGTGCAATTAAAAATGTAACTAAACTAGGGAAGAGTATGCCTAATACAGATAGTCAAATATCGAAAGAAAATAACCAGGATAAACTAGATACAGATTATTCAAATGTTACATTCGACTATGTTAAAGCTAAAAATACTACAATGAGTAATGTTATTGCTACAAATGAAAGTATGGTAAATACAGTTAAGAAAATGACTAGTGATATTAAAACAAATAATTCTAGTTCTTCTTTTGATTATGATAAGTTTATAGATAAGGTAAATAATATCAAAAGAGAAATAGTAGTACCAGTTAATATTAATGGTAGAGAATTTGCAAGAGTTATAGCAGAATATACAGATGTAGAAAACGGTCAAAGGATATCATTTAGCGAAAGGGGGCTTGTTTTATAATGTATGATATAACTTACAACAATAAACATAGCTTTAATGACTTTGGATTAAAGAAAATTGATTCTAAAGAGCATAAAGCTCCTACTAAAAATAAAATTTATGAAACTATCCCTTTCATGAATGGTAGTTATGATTTTAGCAATCTATATGGATCAGCTAATTACTCGGACAGAGAACTTAATTATTCATTTTTAATTGAAGTTGAAAGTGAAGAGGTTATGAATTATAAAAAGATAGCTATTGAAAATTGGTTATTAGGTACTAATGAAAAAACTATATTAATTGATGAAGATTTAAAAGGCTATTATTATATGGCTGAATGTACGGATATAAACTTTGATAATTATTATAGTTTTGGATTAATTGATGTTACTTTTACTGCATATCCATTTAAAATTGGAGAAGCTTATGAAGGTAATAATTTATGGGATAGCTTTAACTTTGAATTAGATGTATTACAAGATACTAAATTTACTGTAAATGGCATATCAAGTGTTAGTATATATAATCCTAGTGTTATTGATATAGAGCCTGAAATAATAGCTTCATCACAATTTGAAATTACACTAGATAATAAAAAGTATGTAGTTGAAGCTGGTACTAGTAAAGATTATAGATTTAAGTTTAAAAAAGGTTCTAACAATCTTACTTTAAAAGGTAATGGTACTATTGAATTTAGATTTAGAAAAGAGGTGCTTTAATGTATCTCGTAACTATTATAAATAATGGAGTAGAGACTGCTATAAATG